TGGCTTCTCATCCCGGTTGCCACACCCCCTTTATAAAAAACTAAGGTCGCTCTATTGGAAAAGGTTCCCCCTCCCGTTCCCCAGCCATCGTTTTAAAAATTTATTAAGTGGGGGGGATTGCTTTTTCTCTCCATTGTTCGCCCAAAGGGGTTAATTCATCAGTTTCTCGATTGTGCATCTTGCCATGACACTTCGTACAGAAGCTAATTAGGTTCCAGTTGGTTAATCGCAAGTCTGGTCTTTCTCTGAATGGATGCATGTGATGTACAGTGTTTGCAGGTATTCGTTTGCCATATCGTTTACACTCTTGGCATAAGTATTGATCACGTCTTAATATGTTTTTACGTTTACTTTCCCATCTGATTGTCTTATAAAAGTTCATGACTTATTATCCTTTCATATCAATAAAAAAAGCATTCTATAAAGAATGCCTTTTATAATTATTAATTTTTATTCATGTAACTTTTACACATTTCAATGACTTCATTAGTGAGGGAATCATGTGACTTCAAAGTTACCCAAGGAATAAGTGCATTTTTCTTTCTTTCGATTGCCATTCCTTTATAGACATCATCTGCTGAACTAGCAATTTGTATCTCCCAGTTCCAAGTTACAGTTTGAGTTCCATGGCTACCAAATGGTTCAACCTTATCGATTTGCACTAGCTCATTACTATAAATTGTAAATTTGCGAACGTTATACATTTTCTCACCTCCTCGTCCCAATTATATCGGACAAAAGAGATGATTTAATATATTTTCTCAAAACAAAAACACCCTCGAAAGGATGCTCTTTGAAATGAAATTACTGGTATTTAGCTCTGTTGATAAATAGTTCTTGTTTTATCTCTGGATATGACTTTCCTAATAAAAGAAGAACTGAAATAGTTTTTTCTACTTTTACTACTTTTCTTAAATCTTCAGTAGTAAAAGAATCCCGGAGTGCTTCATTCTTTCCTAACTCATACAATACCTTCAGTTGAGCTGCGCTCATATCAAAAATTATGTCATATACTAAATTGGTAAATACAGCATATTGTTGACCATCTTTGAAATTCCCAATATAAAAATCTTTGATAGCGTCAGTCAGTTGTCTTCTATCCCTTTTACTAATTTCGCGTTCGATAGCCCAACGTTTTTGTTCTTCATCAGAAACTTCTTCGATATTGAGCAAGTAGTTACGAACAGTTTTTGCCACTTCAGAATCGGTTAATAGCATTCCTAATCTGAGTAACCCTCTTCGGTTAAGTAGAGTCAGAGATGGTGCTGCTTTTATGTCTGGTTCATCCTGAACTAGACCTTCTTTAAACTCTCTTAATAACTTTCCTTTAAGAAGTCTCATCTCACCATAATCGTTAAATTCAACTCTGTGGCGCTTAACCACTGTCCTTATAGTCTCAACAGAAACTTCATAATAATCTGCAGCACTTTGAAGAGTCATCTCGAAATCTTCTGTAATAAAAGTTACTGCTTTTACTTTCTCTAATACCTCATCTCTATAAACATGTTGATCACGCATCGTTCGACTTTCGATGAGAACTAGCAAATTCTCTTGAGAAATATCTGCTTCCAATTGTTTATTCTTTTTAGTCATACAACTCCTCCTCTCGACCTAATTATGGGTCAAAAGGATTATATAGACAATATTTGTCGTTCGACAATTATTGACAAAAGTAAATTATTTATTTCCTCTTCATAGCTCCACCACGACCACGTTTCAATGTCTGCCTATTCGTTCCCATGATGTCCTTCCAGTTAACCTTTTCTTTACGTTTACCTATCTTTTCTAGGTGACTCAATTGATCTGTGTTAAGATGATTTTTAACTTTCATTGAGATCACCTTCTTAATAAATTTCGAGCCTTCATATTCACTCATATGACGTTTTAAATAAGTTTCAATATAAATCATTCAGACATAACAAAAGCGCTCCTACAGCTAAGGAACGCTCTCTCTTTGATATTTTCTTGATAATATAAATTTATCATGTATTAAAGCAAGTACCACGACTTATTTTCGAGTTTTTTTCGATTTATTTTAGGAATGTTTTTGGATTATTTTTCCCGCTACGAATTTTTAAGAACAACCAAGCTTAGATTGAGAGCTAGTTTATAAAAAGCTTTCCACCTAATCTTCGAGTACGTCTTTTCAGAAATAGGTGGTTGGAACTTAAAACTATAAACATTGTAGTCTGTTAAATATTCCGTTTCTAAGGACATGTATCTTTCTTCGATTAAGAATCTTTCCATCTTAGGCAGCCTGTTCACTGCTCTTTCTACACGAAAGCAGAAGTCTTTTCTTATCCCTTCCTGGTCGACATTATAAGCAGCAATGGAACCTGTTTGGTCACTCGTTTCATTTGTTGGGCCATGATAACGAATTTCAGAGCTAGCAGTAATGGGTGCTTCTCTCTCTTCAAAGGATAAGTACTTAAACAATCTATATTTTTCTAAAGCATCTTCTACTGCTTGTTGTGTCACTTTTCTGTCTATCTCAGGAAGCATAAATGATAATTGGTTTCCCACTTTTGGATCCCTCCTGTGCTAAAATGTAAATACGGTGATCAAGAGAAATCTTGGTCTTTTTTTGTTTAATTGAGTTATAATATTTTTTGTGCACATACACATCTAGTACAACTTTGCTAAGGGATGCTCTTTCGAGGGCATCTTTTTTTATTTATCCCTACATGAGGCCAACCTAAAGCTAAGTCGTTATAAGTGACTAGCCCGGCTGCGGAGTTCGAATTGAAGCGTTAGGAGAACCCATTAAGCTGTGAGCAATCAAACCGCCTTTTACATATTTATTGTACTTTCTTTTACCTGTTCAGCTATCGCACTAGCAACAGCAGCCACTTGAATTAACTCCTTATATAAATCATCTGCATCCGTTTCTTTCATACTTGTTAAGCCTAATGTTCCTTGCATGGCTTGAGAAACTTCTCCAAACTCTTCGGCTAAGATAGCTAACCAAGCACCCATATGATGACGTTGAACTCCCCATTTTTCGTTTTGACTAATACGTTCAGCAAGAACAGCCTTATTTACATCGTTCATTAATTCTGTTACTTGTTCCATCTTAATTCCCGCCCTTCGTTTTATAAAAATCGCGCTTAATTTTATCCAGTGCATTGTTTTTCTTCACATGATCCTTTTGACTACGTTTTAATTTAAGAGACGTTTGAGCATAGCTTCTTTTTAAAGTAAGGTGTTCTTTAGATAAGCTCTCATGATTTCTTTGCAGCTGCTCATTTTCTTCAGATAGACTTTCAATCTTATGAATCATCCAATTGAAGTCATTAGCACTTAAAACATCTACATATAAGCCGTTACCATGTTCTGTTGTAAAATCAGTACTCCTTTTGATTAGCTCCAATCTCTCCATCCCTTGTCCCCTCCAATGACAAGGAGCCTAAGCTCCCTGCTGTTATTTATTTCACTACTTTTAATTTATGGTCTGACCCCTCTTTATCAAGTGAAAGTTGTCCTTCAGGCACTGATACACTTCCGTCACTTTCCACATTGTATTCAATGCCTTCATGATCACCTTCATAAAACTCATCAATCGTCATTTGTGAAGGCTGTAATCCAAGGGATACATTTGAACCGGCATGAGGATATAACTTATTTACCTTGCCCTTTGCATCACGTTTGATATTAAATTTAAGAACAGTTTTCTTATTATCACGTTGGATTGAAACAAACTCTGCTCCAACCTCTCCGGCTTCACTTTCTTCCACATTTAGAAGAGCGATAGATCCTGGCATTTTTAACAATTCATCTGCATGTGGTAACTCATCGCTTAGTACATGGAACATAAGAACTTCCTTTTTATCATCCTTCTGCATTTTCTTGAAAAGAACGCTTAATTTAATCATGTGGTTTCCCCATTTCATATTAGTTTTGTGATGTTTTTACTTCTTCATAAATCTCCTGTAATTTAGAAATATCTAATTCGTACAATTGCAAACCATCTGGTGTTTTGAAATAACCCATTTTAAGCAATTCACTCCGGTAATAATCTTCCATGTGCTGAATAAGTATCATGTTTGTCCTCCTTTCAGCATAAGAATTAAAAGACTCCTGTTTTAAGATAATGTTTCGCTTGATAATAAAAATGGTGATAGATCCAATTGCCACTATATTTTTGATCTACATATACAATTTCAAAGTTGTACCTTGCTTTGAAAGTATTCAATCGACCAAGTAAAGCTAATGGATTGTATTTTGAACGATAATTACCTTTAAGCATCTTTTCATATCCATGTAGGTCCTCTACGATTAATGTAAAAGGAATATCCTTTGAACGAATCAATTCATTTTCAAATGCTGTTTGCGTATCTTTTTGCAAATTCCCTGTTATCTCGTCCATGTGTGCTTTTCGTTCTACTCGGCTATTTAGAAATATGTCACGGGTAATGCCGAGATCTTCATTTTTTGGAATCATGCAACCATAATCGCCAGTATCTAATTTTTTAATTTTTACAGGGATATCTTTTTGACGTAAATAATCAAGAATATGTCCATTTACATTTTCACGAGTATCTATTACTATCGTGAGTGTTTTAAGTATTTTATTTAGTTCTGAATCTGTGTAATGATAAGAAATCAATTATTTACACCTTCTTTGCCTTCATATATGTGACAGCTCGCTGATATAAATCTTTTGCAATTACATCAGATTCAGCAGTCTCATATTGCCGATAATCATCATAGATATCCTTCCAACCTTTTTTCGCAAGAACGATTGTCCAATCGATAAACAACATTAGAGAATCTTCTTCAGCGCAAAACCATTCATTTATTTTTTCATTAGGCTGCCATCCACAAAATTGATGAATCATTTTCATAATTGTAATTTTTTCGTTGTTAGCATTCTTCCATGACTTGAACCAATCATCAATTGCTTGAAAGTTTTGTTCAGCAACTTGCATAACTTCGGCTGGAATCATTTTTTGATTTTTTATTGCTACACGATCATCCGTTTCATCAAGATAAATATCTGCACCCGATTTCCAAATCAAGCTTAGAATTTTTAAAACCTGCAAATCTATCACCTCTGTTATCAAAAGCTACTAAAAAGTGTTACTGAAAAACACCTAAAATCGGTATGTGTTACTAAAAAGTAACACCTTTCAGACCTAGAGCCACAAGGGATTGAAGCACTTGTGTTACTTATGTTACCTAATTTGAGCATTAACGCCCCTAATAGAATATATATATTTATATTTTTTGTTTATATATATATTTAGTAACAAAAGTAACAAAAACAGTATAAAAAGCATCTTAAACCCTTGTTACATAAGGGTTTTAAGTGATTTTAAATGTGTTATTTTTAGTAACATTTTCGCTAATTTCATCATTGTTTAGTAACTTTTGCTGAAAAAAAGTATTTTTTCGCTCCACTAAAGTAACACCTTTGATGAAATACTTATTTCTATTGCCACGTTCTCTCTTCAAACCCTGTGATTCTAAAATCCGATAAAATGCTCGATTTTTTAATTGATGTTCACCATTTCTAAAGCACCAGTTGGAGTAAACCTCATACAATTCTTTCGCTTCAATTTGAACATCTTCTCTTTTAAAGCAGCATTCGAACATAAACGGTCCCAGTATATCCATTTCTTCTTTATAATCGCCTGTTGCTTTCATTACGATTGCTGGATCTTTCAACCCCGACTTCTGCCACTTCATACAACCCTCAATCGCCCAATTTAGAATGCCGGGCATTTCTAAACTTAATTTTTCAGGAAGTTTCTTATCACGCTTTTCTTTTGGAAGCTGCAGGTTGAATGGAACCAATCGAATACGTCTCCAAATACCTTCATCTACGCCTTTAATGACCGGTTTATGGTTTGTAGTGAAAAATACTTTGAACTCTGGAATAAACTCGAAGTATTCTTGTCTAAGGAATCGGGCCAGTACCGGCTCACCACCTGTTATCTGCTTTACAAAGGCTTCTGATAGCTGTTCACCATCTTCACTTTCGATTGCAGAAACAAAACGAGATCCTACTAATCTGGCAATATCGTTATTTGCACCGGTCTCTTTTTTCTTGATGAAAGTATCTGATTTCGCTTGCTTACCATACTCGCCCATGAGGTCCTTAATGGTGTTAATAAAAGTTGATTTACCATTAGATCCTCCACCAATAAGAAACACCATAATTTGCTCTGAAATTTCCCCAGTGAGTGAATAACCGATTAATCGTTGCATGTATTCCATGAGCTCTTTGTCCCCTTGGAAAATTTGTTCTAAGAAGCTTAACCATTCTGGGCATTTTGCTTTTTCATCAAATTCAATATTAGTTATTTTAGTAAGACCAAGTTCTCTATCGTGTGGCTGTAGCTTACCTGTTCTTAAATCAACAATGCCATTGTCAGCATTGAATAAGTATTTGTGCCGATCAAAGTCTTCTCGCTCCCCTGGAACTAATGGCATAAGGTCCTTAATACTATTCATTCGAATATTTCTGCGCTCGCACATTCGGGCCCATTTAGTTTCAGATTCATCTTCTGATTTATAAAGACCGCGAAGGACTTTTGCTGTAATGCGCTCAATTTCTTTTTTCGTGTCAAGTTTCCATCGCTTTCCGTCCCATATAAACCAACCTATGTCCGAAACATATTTAATAACGTGACCATATTCATAAGCAATTCGTTCAGCATTTCCAAGTTCAGTTAAACGAAATTTCTTTTTGGTTTTTTCTTTCACAACCTCTTCTGCATCCCCAGTATGAAAGTCAAAAGAAAATTCTTTGAATTGCTCTTTGTTGTCTAAGATAGTTGTGGAAGTAGAAGAAATTGCAGTCGCTATGGTTCTTTCACCATATGTTTCATTTGTTTCTCTAAAATGAATAACATCCCACTTGTCACGCATAAGCCCTGTCTCTCGGAACATCGTATCCATTCGAGTTGCCGATTTACCTGTCCAAAAAGCAAGATGATTACATAATGCTAAGTCACTTGCTGAATGATCATTATTGATTAAATTGCCGTTACACAATGACCGAATTTCATCACCATTTTTAGACCGAAATATTCTTTCCCATAGAGCTTCATTTGAAATTTTTATTTCATCTTTTTCAAACTCGGCTAGATTTACACGACCTTGAATGTCACTATCATCAAAATATTGCTCAAATACTTCTGAAAGTTCGTCTGTTCGCTCATAAACATCATTAGAGTTTTCTCGATTCCCAGTGAAACTGAAATATCGACCATATGAATAAATTTCTAAGCCGTGCTTAGTGTTTTTTCGTCCTGTACCTAAAACAGATTGTGGAAGATTCCCCTTGATAATGATATGTATGCCTTTCCCAGATGGAGAGAATTCTGTATAACTGTCTAAGGTGTCAATAATCTCTGTTGCGAAAGTATTTGCTTTTCCATCCGCAACGCATTTATCAATATCAATTCCGATGTAATTATCTTGCCTGCTAAATACAAACCCTATGCCGTCATAATCGCCTTCTAAATAGAATTTGACTGCTGTTGCAAATGTCGACCAGGTACGCCTATTATTCGCCTGTGCCATTTCACCATTTACTTGATAAGGCACCTTTGTTGGCTTGTTATTACGCTTTTCTGCTCTCCACAATATCCATTGAGGAAGGGCTTTTAATTCGGCAGGGATCTCGTTAAAATTGTATGGATTTTCTTTCATTTCGCCCTCCGATAAATTTATATTTATCTATAAAAAAGAGAAGCTAGTACAATACCAACTTCTCTATTTAGTTTCCTAGAATGGTAAATCATCATCACCGATGTTTATTCCTCCGCCTTGGGAAATTGGATTCACATCTGTTACATCATAATATTTAGCTTTTGCAGCAGTACGTTTTTGTTTCTCACCGTCGACCACTTTTTCATACTCTTCATGTTTAACAGTAATTTTTAAGTTTTTATTGATTAGCTCTTTCGCTAATTCATCTGGTGAATTAAAAACATGATTGTTAGAGAATCCGCATGCTTTCAACAAGGAGTTAACAATTCTTACTGAAACTTCGTGTTCAAATGTAAAAGTGTTATAAAGGACCTTCGCACCTTGATGATTTTGAGGAACATCACTACGAATCTCAAAGTCTATTGATAATTTAGGCTTTTTAGCTTGTGTCTGCCCTGCTTCCGCATTCACAATTACTGCTTCATATTTACCTTCTGCAACTAATTCAAATCCTGTGCTTGCGTTTGATTCATCAAATTTAAAGAATGACATTATTTATTTCCTCCTATGTTTTCGTTTTTGGATGATACTAATAATTCGTCTTGTACGCAGCCACTACGTTTATCTAAATGATTTTTAGCAAAAATACTTTGATTACCCTCTAAAATGAATCCCCTTGTACCATCTGCTTTTCTAACCAATCGAGCAACAACATGTACAATCCCCATTACGTGATTGACAATTTTATCTCGAATATCGGGAATAAATTGATTGTATTGCTGGCCATCATCATGAATGATACTGCGTGTAGTTTCCCAAGCAGTGTATATGACGTTGGCATCTAATCCATTAAATGTTTCAACAACTTTTAACAAGTGATTATCGAATAAGGCGTAGTCTTTTAATTCAGGCATGCCACTTTTTGTTTTTTCACCTCTATTCATCAACCAAAGCTTTTGGTAATGAGTAAGGTTGTCCACAAAGACATTGTCATAGTTTGCTATATTTGCTTTTGCATGGGCATAAAAATCTAAAATACTTTGATGAGGATCAGCTACATTGATTTTTGCGACATCAATATTGGAATAACCCTCTAACACTTGGCTTGTCCCATCAATATCAAACACTAATGTTTTACCTGGCAGCAAACCAGCAACCGTTGTTTTGCCGTCTCCAGGTTTGGAGTAGATGATGATTTTTGCTTTTTTACTTTTCTTAATTTCAGCCCCATTTGTGATTTCCAAGGTTACACCTCCACTTTAAAGCTCAAGCTTGCAGGCTCAATTTCTACGCCTTCCACAATCGTTCCATTTTCATCGATGACCACTGGATGCCCATCTACTTCATGAATGTGGAGGACCTTCTTCAGGTCGCCCCATTTCACTTCTTCTTTAATAAATTCAGTCATGCCCGTTTCTTTCACATGCTGCAAGAGCTTGTCCTTATCAACAGCTTTAGGTTGCTCTTTTGTAGCACGGCTTTTTGATTTACCGTAAGGTGTAGAAATGGTTTTAGCTTTCGGATTTTCTTCTAATTGCTTAGCATGATAAGATGAGACAAGACTCTCAAAGTAATTTTTATCACTGTGGAGAGCAATTAACTCACGATTCTCCCAGTCATTGATTCTTGTCCGTTCCACATCAGCTAATTGCTTGACTTCTTTTTCTTTCTCTGATAAAGCAGCTAATTTACGGAAAACCCAGTTTAAACTTTCTATATCAGTAACCTGAAAAGATTCTCTTTCAGACTGTTCAGTATTTTCAACCTCTAAAATCTCCATTTGTTGAAGTTGGTTCATTTATAGAACATCCCTTCTATATTGAATTTTCTTCCTAAGTATGGTAAAAATAAGTTGTCATCCATGTAAGTCCACTCCGCCAAGTGGGCTTTTTATTGTTCACCTGCTATTTTTTTAATTGAATCTCTACGAACGTATTTCGCTATACATCTTGAGTCATCATGAAGATGAACAGTACCCCAGTCAAGCATTCCTTGACCTTCCACAATGTTGTGATTACAACCATCACATAAGGATATAACTTCAGGCTCTTTCTCTTGCGGATCTGCAATACCATAGCCGTTTTTTTCAACCGTCTGATTTTCAACTTCAGTCACTTTACCGCCTCCTTTAAGGTAAAGGTTCCAGTATCGTTCATGTTGCTTTCTAGCGAATTCAGCGATTTTTGCACGACCACCAAGCACCATATTCATTTCAACTTTTATAAAGAAGTTAGAAAGCTCTAATGCCCCCATGTTATTCATATCAACTAACCACCCTTTTTAGTTAATTGGTTGTTCCTCTAACCACATAAGAAGAAAATTCTCTGCCGCGCCTGCTGGAAAATACCACTTGCCTCCAATTTTTCTTTTTGGAAACCTTTCATCGTAAAAGAATTTTTCTTTAACGGTATTTTCACTCATGCAGGTTTGACGGCAAAGCTCTTTCATATCCCATAATGTCCTACGTTGTTCAATATAACTAAGACGCTTTTTCAACTCCTCAATAAAGCGTTGTTCGATTGCTTGCTCATCTAAATGAAGAGTTAGCATCGGGTATCACCACCTCAACTTATTATTTTATGTTCCTTTTTAGGAACAATAGGTTCAAAAAAATAGGCGATCGGTACGCCAAGCTGGTAATGCATATACTTTGCTTCTTCCAATGTAAAGTCTCCACCAAAACCATTTAACTTCTTACTGATAGTATTGGGTTTCATCTTTAAAAGGCCAGCAACATCTTGATGTTTAATTTCATTTTCAACCAAGAACGCTTTTATTTTGTTATAAGGCTGTCTTCTTCGCGACATTTTTTAGATCACCACCTTTCGTTCCATTTTAGGAACATTTTAAATATAAATCACATTTTTTGTCATGTCAACCAAAAAAGTTCCTTTATAGGAATATTTTTTGGATAAATTGTTGCATTTGTGGAACTGGTATTATAAAATATTCCCATAACAGGAATATCGATAGAGGAGAATGAGAAGAGATGAATACTTTTGGTGAACGGCTCAGAGAGCTTAGAAACAAAAAAAAATTAAGTATTGATGAACTAGTTGCAGAATTAAATAATATATATGAAACAACTATTAGCAAAAGTATGATTTCCAGATATGAAAATGGAAAAGGCGATCCTAAGATGGAGAACGTAAGAATTATTTCTGATTATTTTAAAGTTTCTTCCGATTACTTATTAGGTATATCTAATACAACTACTAAATCTTCTGAATTGGAACTTACAGCTAAAGATGAAAGAGATATTCAAAAAGAATTACAGAAAATGATTGATGGTTTATCCTCTAATAACGGGTACGCGGCTTTTGATGGTGGCACTTTTGAAGATATGGATGAAGAAGATAAAGAGCTTTTAATAGCAAGCTTAGAGAATTCTTTAAGACTAGCCAAAAGATTAGCCAAACAAAAGTTTACTCCAAACAAATATCGTAAATAGAGAGAGGATTATATTTATGGAGCCTGTTTTACAAAAAATTAAAGCACTGATTAATCAATACGGTACTAATTGCCCCTTTAAAATAGCCAAGCACTTAGGGATAGAAATATGTTTTGAAAACCTGGGAAAGTCGCTAGGCTATTTTAGCCATTCATTTAGGATTAAAATCATCCACATTAATGAAAATGCCTCAGAACATCAAAAAAAGTTCATCTGCGCGCATGAATTAGCTCATGCAATTTTTCATGCTGATGCTAATACCCCTTTTCTTAAAAGAAATACTCTATTCTCCACTAATAAAATTGAATTGGAGGCTAACTATTTCGCTGTACAGCTTTTATTTTCAGAACATTTTTTCAATGATCAGATAAGCTTGAATGATGCAGTGAAATATTATGGAATTCCAAAAGAATTCATCTTGAATAACTTGAAAGGAGATTTAATTTATGGCGACATTCCACAAATACAAAAAGAAAGGATCTAACAAAGATTTCTGGGAATATAGGATATATTATAAAGATCCAATAACGAGAAAAACGCGAGAAAAATCTAAAAAAGGGTTCAAGAGTAAACCAGAGGCTAAGTTAGCAGCTGAAGAAGTAGAGCGTCAAATTCGTGAAGGATATGAAACTACTGAAGAACCTTTAAAATCTTTTTTAACTAATTGGTTAGTAGAATATAAGAAAGACAGTGTAGCGAAGAATACATTTGAATTACATGAACGCAATATAAAGAATCATATAACTCCTTATTTTAAAAACATCCTTTTGAAAGATGTAAAGCCAATTATGTATCAGAAATTTATCAATCATCTTTCAGGACAAGGTTACAGTAAACGCACTATAGAAATCATTCACGGGACCATGTACAGTTCTTTTGAAAAGGCTGTTTTATTAGGCAAAGTTCAAAAGAATCCATGTTATGGAGTAACTATAAAAGGTGTGGAAAAAGAACGTGAAGTGAAATTCATTGAATCTGAACATATCGCCAAGTTTTTAAAGACAGCTTATGAATATGATTATATTTACTGGATATTTTATAAAGTCTTAATTGAAACAGGTATGCGTAAGGGAGAAGCAGCAGCCCTCCAGTGGACAGATATTGATTTCAAAGATAAAACCATTAATATAAACAAATCGTTGGATTTTAAGGAAGCCAGTAAGGATAAACAAAAGATATTTGGAGATGTAAAGACTTATAATTCAAAGCGTGTTATTACAATGAGCCAAGCTCTTGCTAATGATCTACACTTTCACAAGAAATTTCAAAATCAAAATAAAACTGCATTGAACGAAGATTATCACTTTGATTTAAATTTAGTCTTATGTAGAAATGATGGCAACTATATGCCAAAATCAAGTTTATTTAATTCTTTTGCTAAGATTTTAAAGAAATGTGGACTGCCTTCTCTTCCTATTCACTCAACTAGACATACACATGCTGTATTATTATTAGAATCTGGAGCAGATATGAAATATGTTCAAGAAAGACTTGGACATGGTAGTATACAAATAACGTCAGATGTTTATTCGCACATTAGCAAAAAAATTGAAAAAGACAGAATGGACAAGTTCGAAAATTATATGAAAAATGTTCTTGAATAATTTTTTTGATGTAAAATCGGGCAATTATCGGGCAGATGTAAAAACCACTTATTCAATCTACTAAATACCCGAATATAAAAAAGCCCTGACACCAGAGGTATCAAGGCTTCTATTAATTAATATTGGCTCATGTATTGGTCACGTTCCCAAGGATGAACTTGTGTACGGAACATATCCCATTCGATTTCTTTCGCTTCAACGAAGTGCTCTGCTA